ACTCGTGATAAATCTTACAAAGATAGATTACCAAACGGTAATTATATCGAGAACACAGCAAATCATTTTGTAGTGTTGTTAGGTAAAAGTCCAACAACAGCTTTGATTTCTATGAAATCGACTCAATTAAAAATTAGTCGTAAATGGAATTCAATGATGATGGGACTTAAACTTCAAGGTAAGAATGGTTTATTCACACCGCCAACATATAGCCACATTTATAAACTAAAAACTGTTCAAATGTCTAATGACAAAGGAACATGGTTTGGTTGGGATGTATCTACAGTTGGACCTGTACAGGATAAAGGAGTTTATGAAATAGCTAAAACTTTTGCTGCAAGTGTAAGCAAAGGTGAAATTCAAGCTAAGCCTGAACAACAAGAAACTAAAAAAACAATCAATTTATAGTTCCTAGGAAGTGGGCGTAGATGCGAGAGTGGATACGCCCATTAAAATTATGATTGATGAAAAATATATAAAAGATAGTCCCAACACTTATGAAGATTGGTATAACCTTGGCTATATTATTATTCCATGCGAAAATGGTAGACCTACAGTTAAAAAATGGAGTGATACCGATTTTAAAATAACAAAAGAAGAATGGAAAGATAAACACTTAGATAAAGAAATAGGATTAAGATTAGATAACACAATTGATTTAGATCTTGATCATACTCGTGCAAAAGTTTTTGCAAAAAAATATTTAACAAATTGTAATACCATATCAGGTAGAGAGCATAACCCTACAAGTCATTACTGGTTTAAAGGAAAGTTACCTGCTCAAAAATTTTCATTACCTAACGAACTTAAAAGATATGTAGAACATGCTGCACATGGACAATGTTTGTGTGAGATAAGAAGCACTGAAACAAATTATACAATAGTACCAGGATCTTTACATAGTAAACATAGAGAATATGTAAGATGGGAAAAGTATGAGGGTTTTAATATGTATGTTGGTGATTTAAATAAAATTTTAAGAAAAATTGCATTAGCCACTGCCTTATCTATTTTATATGCACCTAAAGGTCAAAGAGATGAATATTGCACGGCTATCGCTGGAGTTTTAATTAAACAAACTAATTGGGAAGACTCAGAAATTAATGATTTTATTTATGACATTGCAGTAGAGTCTAATGATGATGAAGCTGAAAATAGAAAAAATAAAGGATCAACTACTAGAGCCTCTAAAAAACCATTTGGTATGCCAAAACTTGCAGAAATAATTGAGTGCAGGACTGAAAACATTGCGTCCATATTTAGTTGGATTGGTGTTCAAGATAAATCATTAGTGGAAGTTAAACAAGTAGCAGACGAATCTATAGGTGAAATTATTGAGTATGGTCAAAATAGATATAAAATAAAAGTAACTGGAAAATTAGAAGGCAATAATTTTACTAAAGATATTACTATTGATGGACCAACACTTATGAATCAAAAAGCATTTTATGATGCAGTTGTTTCGCAAGCTCAAGTGTGGATGCCTAAAATGAAAGTAACTCAGTTTGAAGAAATAATGAAATTAAAATTTGAATCACGAGTTAAATCAGATAAATATGTTGAAGAGGCAAATGAAAATTTAAAATTTATAAAGTATTTTAAAAATTACATTAGGCAAAATAAAGCATCTGTTCAAAAGAAAGAATTAGCTAATTATGGAATACCTTATTACAACCTTCCGAAACAAACTTTAGAATTTGATTTAGATAGTTTTGAAGATTACTTACACACACAAAAAATAAATTTACAAAGAGTTGATCTTGTTATGAAAATTCAAGACATACTAAAAGCAAAAAAAAATAGAGGAAAATACAAAAATGAAGAAACAGGAAACATTAAATCTCTTGTATCTTGGAAAATTGATAAGCCAGACATTGCTAATGAGGACATAGAATATGAAGGTGAGATTGTAGAAAATAAAAACAAGGAAGGGGTGTTATTATTTAATGATTTTGAAAAAGATAGAACCTAGATTTATAGCTGGTCCTCCTGGTACAGGTAAAACTCATGAGTTTATTGTGAGTTTATATAAAAAATTGTTAATTAAATATTCTCCTGATAATATTATTGTACTATCTCATACTAATGTAGCTGCAGATCAAATTAGAGCAGCAATTTTAAATATACCTCAAATGAAAGAAAAAGGTTTTACAAATGAAAGTATGAAATACAAAATTTGTACTATTCATAAATATTGTAAAAGTAAACATCTTCATAAAAAATTGTTTGATTACGAAGATCACAAAAATTTAATTTTACAAAATAGATTATTTGCTAAAGACCCTACAACAAATGTTGAAAAACATCCTTTTTATAAATTTAGATCAGATGCAGCTGGGAAAGGATTAAGTATAGATCAATATTGGAGAATATGTAAACAAGAAAATTACCGTCCTTACAGTATTTCAATGATTAAAGAACTGCTTCCCATATATAAAAAATACAAAGAAGAACCGGGTTCTGAAAGATGTGATTTTACAGATATGATTGCAAATTTTTTAAAAGATGAAGTAAGATTTCCAGATATAGATGCAATTATTATAGATGAGTGCCAAGACAGTAATGTTCCACAAAGAAAAGCTATTGAAAAAATGGCTGCTAATGTAAAAGAAGAACATTATTATTTAGTTGGAGATGCAGATCAAACTTTATTTGAATACTCTGGTTCTGATGCTGATTATTTTCACAAACTTGCATCCAATCCATGGAAAGAATTAAAAGAAGGAAAAAGATGTAGCGAAGCTATAAATACTATTTGCAAAAAAATTATAAAACCTATTTGGGACCACTACGGTTCTCATAGAATTTGGACACCAGCTAAATATACTGAAAAACATGGTATGCAACGTATTGGTGAAGTTATTAAGGGAAATGTTTATCATCTACCTAATTTTTCAGGTTCTGGTAATTTAGACATATTGTTAGAAAAAATAAAAAACACCACTCAAACTTTTTTGTTTACTTTTAGAGGAACACCAGGAGATAAACGATGCATACAATTTTTTAATTACCATGGTTTAGAGTATTCTCATGTCAGTAATACAAACCATATATCTAAAAAAGAAATACAAGCTCATCAATTATGGCCAAATTTTTTAAAAGGTGAACCCATGAGTCTTCAACAAATAAAAAATTTTTGGAAATATGCAGGTAGCGTAGTTATTTCTCGTGGCAAAGGAGAATATGCATTTGAAGATTGGATTAAAAAAGATTATTTGGTTGATGAATTAATTAGTAAAGGTCTTTTAAAAACAAGTTGTAAAGATTACAAAGATTTTGATTTAGTTAGAGTACCTTCTAATACTACTAAAGAAAATTTACTTTACATTAAAAAAATAATTTCTAAAGGATTTGACTATGATAAAAAAGTTCAAATTACATACGGTAATATTCATCAAGTAAAAGGTTTAACATTTGATAATGTTATTGTAGATCATACCTTAACAAGAAGAGAAAATTTTTATACTCAATTAAGACTATCGTATACGGCTCACAGCAGAGGAATATTTGACTGTTGGAGATTACAATCAACAACAAAAAGATCATTAGGAAGGGATCGATATTAAAATATGAAAATAATAAAAAATATACCAAAAAAAAATATAGTTATTGTACAAAATGAAAGTGCATACAAAAAACAAGTAGGCGGAAACCACTACAAAGATATGGTTGTGCAGCCGAGTGAGTTTATAAACAAGAACAGGTTGCCTTTTGCAGAAGGATCGGCTATAAAATACATATGCAGACATGCAGCGAAAGGGAAAGAACAAGACATCGATAA